TACTTATGCAGCACCAACTGCATCTGATACAGTATCAATACTTATCAATGGACTAACAGTTGGCAATCTTGCAGAAGACTCTCACACTGAAAATACTGGCTCACAGCTAACCACTCTACCATCAACTTTGGGCATCTCAGCATCTTTTACTGAAGGCATTGAAGTTTCTAGATATAACTCTTCCTCAGACAAGGGATATATCATAACTAAAGATGATGCTGTGTACGCAAGAAACACATCTTTTCCAATGACATTTGGTTCTGAAAATGTTCTTGTTTTATATCCAAACGAAATAGACTCTCCTGACCCAGCACCATCATTAGTGCTACCAGGCAAAGGATTTTTAAACGAAGTGGAAAAGTATAAAACAAAAACATTTGAAGCTTGGATAAGAGTAAAAGCACAAACCACGACACCTAAAAGAATTATTGGTCCAATAACTGGAACAGATGGGTTGTACGTAAATGGTCCATATATTATGCTTAGTGTTGGCGAAAATTTTGGTTCTTTTTATGTTGGTGAATGGGATAGACCAATGCTTATTCAAATGGTTACAAGTACAAACTCAGCAAAACTATTTATAAATGGAGACCTCGTTATATCATTATCATACGACATTGAAGATATAACGTTTGCAGAATATTACGAAACTGCACCAGCAACATACGACTGGATTGGATTTTACTGCTATTCAGATATTCCAAGAATAGAGGTAGATTGTGTTGCAATATACGCATATGAGGTTGACAAAGTTCTTGCACTTAGGCGTTTTGTTTATGGTCAGGGAATTGATTTTCCAACAAATATGATTTCTCGCAACGGCGGAGAAACAGCTTTTCCAGATTACTCAACATCTCAATACGCTAATAATTTTACTTACGGAGAAGGTCAAAGATTTAGTTTTTCTGATGGCGACAAGACAGATAATCTAAACGTTGTAAATAAAAGAATTTCGTATCCAAGACTAAAACTACCAGAGGTAAGGCTAGAGCCAGGTTCTACATATACCGCAACAAATTTATTTTCTGAACAGGCAGTAAGTGATTATCTAGACCTTCAGCCTAGTGCTGGCTGGAATGACACGGAGTCACACTTATATTTTGACAAAATTTCTCAGTTGCCAGAAAAAACTAAAGCCATTTATATTGTTGCAACTCGTTCAGAAAATAATGCATCAAAACAAATATTGTTTAAAATATTTGACAAAATTAATGGCAACTTTTTAGAAGCATATACAATAACTTCTGGCGGTAACAACAATATTGTGTATAGTTTTAGTTATAATGGAACCGCTTCAACCCTTGCAACTGTAGCTGGAAACGTAGTTGGAACAAAGTTTGGTGCTGGAATAGACATAGAAAAGCTAATTTCTTTAAATACAACAAACGGAAGTAATCTTAGAGACTTCTTTTCCAGCCAAGAAAGACTTGCTTTGTACGTTGGTGGCGACGAAGAGTTTACTACAGATAGAACCTTTACAGGAAAACTTTATAAGCTTGGATTTGCCAATTCAAGAAATTTGTCCAAGATATCTTCTTTATTTACTAATGGAATTTTTAGTGGCTCTGCTACTACACTAGATAGTCACATAGCAAGCTACACACTGATTATAAATAATTTTGCAGGTAATGTGTTTTTGGATATTGCTACCAATATGTATTGGCAAGAATCTATTCCACTGACATCTCTTGCCAAGTTTAGTTCTGGAGATTATTTGTTAGACTACCTTCAGATAAATCTTGACTACCCAAGACCAATAACTTTTAGCTCTTCTGAATACAATACCGATAGTTCGGAAGCTAGAATATATCTTACCTTTCAAGATGTTACAGATACACCGTCTGACTCAATAGACTTTGCAACATCTGTTAGGGTAGAAAACTCTAATGTTATAGAAGATACAACAGGCTATGCAACAACAAGGTATGAAATGGTTGATGGAACTGTTATCTATATTCCAAGCGGTATAGACAAGGAGTCATATTTTGTAGTTGTCCATCTAGAAGTAAATGTTAATGGAATTACCACAAACCCAATCGACATTAGAAATATTCAGGTTGCCTCTCAAGCACACACACTAAACTCATCATCTGTGCTAGAAATTCCAACAAAAAATAACGTAAGCTTGATAGCGTACAATAATGCAATTGTAAACCCACCATTTGAACTGGACACAACAGGTTGGGGTATTCGAAATGGCTCTGTGGCACGGTCAAGTGCGATGTCTTATGAGGGAACTTACTCTGCCCTGTTTACTGTTGGCTCTTCTGGAACAACTGCAGGTATAAATGTTTCACCAAACACAACCTATATGCCAGCAGTAACTCCTGGAGATACTGTAACATACTCTATTTATGTAAAAGATGTAAATACTGGAAAGTCGTATCGTTCTTTCATAGACTTTTATGATGCAACCCCAGCATTTATTACTGGAAGCGGAGTATCTGGTGCTATAACTTCTGTATCAACATCGGCATGGACTAGGGTCACTATTACTGCAACTGTTCCAGCTGGAGCAGCATACGCAAGACCATACACATATTCTTCATCAGCATTTTCTGCTGGAGAGGCTGGAGAAACTGTGCATTTTGACTCGGCAACATTCCATAAAGGATATGTTACAGGACAAGGCAACAACAACCCAGTAATTATTCCAAAAGACAATGACCCACATTTATATTTGTCAGCAAATTCTGGAATGTCAATCGTTGGAGAAATTGCAGAAAAGCGTGGATTTTATTTACCACTAAACTCTGGAGAGTCTACAGAATTTGATGTTGCAATTATTCAAGCAACTATGAAGTTTCAAATTGAAGAGTTTAGTACTTCGAATGTACTTCTTTTTGAACTAGAAAAAGAAGATATGAAAACTATAAAGTTTTATGCAGACTCACTAAATACTGCACAAAACAGGGCTAGAATTTTTGCAATAGACCAAACAGGAGCAACATATACAAAGCTAGAGTATTATATAAATGGGGTCAAAACAGAATATCCAGCAATATCTTTAGATGAGTGGGTAACTGTTGGAGTAAGAATTACAGAGCATTTTAGCCTTTCAGGTCAAACAGGAAGACTAAAAATTTCTGGACCAATGCTGCTAAACAATATCTCATATTTTCAACTAAAGGCTGGTGATGAAGCATCTAGCATTGTTACAGCAGCAAAGTGGGCTAACATACTTTACGATTCATACACCATTCAAACCTGGAACTCATACTCAGCATCAACCTGGGAAGCAGAGCTTGCAATTACAGCATCTGCTACTGAGATTAACGGTCTTGAAATTGATGATGTTTATAAATCCTTTGCAGGTACAAACAAAATTATTGCAGCGTATGATGCTACAGATAGAAAACTAAAAACAAAATCATACTCATATCCTATTTATATTGGTTCTTCATCAAACACAATAACATCTTCACCGCTATAATATGGTATACTAGTGGTTATGAAACAAGAAAAACTAGACCCAGTTGAGCAAGCCCTGAGCAAAGCTCGCATCCAAGTAATTGAAAAGCACTATGATTGGGGGCTTTATGTTTGGATTCGTGAGAATGGAAAGCCATTTACTGACGAAGATGGAAACATCCTGAACATTCCGTCAAAGAAAAACGACGAGGCTCAGATTGCAAAGCTTAAAGATGCTGCAGCATATTACGGAGAGCCTAACGGTCACCCAATTTTTTACCCTGGTCTTGGAAGAATTACAGACGAGGAATACAGCGAACAAATTGACAGAATGAAGCAGGGTCTTATTCCTAACCTTAATGACCTAGGTGCTGTTCAGGCTGCCAAAGACACAATCGCACTTTATGGAGATGAAGAATAATGGAAGAATACATTATCGGTGCTTCACTGCCAGAATTTGACGCAGAAGAAGACCTGTTTAAAAAGCAAGACCCATTTGTAAAATCGTGGGACGACCTAAAGGGGCTAAACGGTCTTGACCTAAACTTTAAGAGACGTTCTACACGTCAGCTATCTAAGGCAGATGTAAACAGCGATGCATACCTTGACAGTGCTATGGCTGTTAGTGCAGGTGTTGGTGGAGCAAAGTCAAAAGAGCTAAACCCTGGCAAAGTTTTTAAGAATGGCTATGGACTGTTTGATGTAATTACACCACCATGGAATCTTTATGAGCTTGCCAACTATTACGATACCTCATTTGCTAACCACGCTGCTATTGATGCCAAGGTAGAAAACATTGTCGGTCTTGGTTACGACTTTCATGTTACAGATAGAACCGCAATGCGTCTAGAAGGCATGGAAGACCAAACAGCAATTAAACGAGCACGTAATAGAATTGAACGTGCCAAGGTAGAGCTAAAAGACTGGCTAGAAACCATGAATGATGAAGATTCGTTTACCCATACTATGATGAAAATTTACACAGACCTTCAAGCAACTGGTAACGGATATATGGAAATTGGTAGAACTGTTACTGGAGAAATTGGTTATATTGGTCACATTCCTACAACCACAATGCGTGTGCGTAGACTTAAGGATGGATATGTTCAGATTATTGGAGAGAAGGTTGTTTATTTCCGTAACTTTGGTGCAAAGAATCCAAACCCAATCACATCTGACCAGAGACCAAATGAGATTATTCACTTCAAAGAATACTCACCGCTAAATACTTACTACGGTGTTCCAGACATTATCTCAGCAATCACAGCATTGCAAGGAGACCAGCTTGCATCACAATACAACATTGATTACTTTGGTAACAAGGCTGTACCAAGATACGTTGTGACTCTAAAAGGTGCAAAACTATCGTCAGATGCAGAAGACAAGATGTTTAGATTCTTGCAGACTAGCCTTAAGGGTCAGTCCCACCGCACACTTTATATTCCGCTTCCAGGAGACTCAGACACAAACAAGGTTGAGTTCAAAATGGAACCAATTGAAAACGGCGTACAGGAGGCATCATTCAATGACTATAGAGTTCGTAATCGTGACGACATCTTGGTTGCTCACCAAGTTCCACTCTCCAAGATTGGTGGCGGTGATGCAGCATCTATTGCAGCTGCCCTAGCCCAGGACCGCACGTTTAAGGAGCAGGTAGCAAGACCAGCCCAGCGTACAATTGAAAAACTTATTAATAGAATTGTAAAAGAAAAAACAGACATTCTTGAACTTAAGTTTAATGAACTTACTCTTACAGACGAGATTGCACAGTCTCAGATTCTTGAGCGTTATGTAAAGACTCAGATTATGGTTCCTAACGAAGCTCGTGAAATTCTTGGTCTACCACAAAGACCAGACGCAGACGAACCGTTTCAAATGACACCTAGACAGGCAACGGATGCTCGTGCCAACCTTGCTGGCAACCGCCAGCGTGACGCAGAGCGAACAAACAATGCTTCAGATAGTACTGCTACAATCACTGGAAGAAACGCTCAGGGCGAGGGTAGAGCAGTACAATAAAAAAGTATGTTACAATATAGTAACAATACTTATAAAAAGGGTATATAATTAAGGTAATATGACTATTCAAAAGGCTCATTGGAATACCGATGGCGACAACGTTCGTCTGTCGATGCCATTCAACAAGGTAGATAAAGAGAGACGTATCGTCTCTGGATTTGCTACACTTGATAATCTAGATAAGCAAAATGATATTGTTACTCCAGAAGCATCTTTAAATGCTTTCTCAAAATTCCGTGGAAACATTCGTGAAATGCACCAGCCTCTTGCTGTTGGCAAAATGGTTTCCTTTAAAGAAGACAAGTTCTTCGACCCAGAGACAAAGAAGATGTACTCTGGTATTTACGTTTCAGCCTACGTATCCAAGGGTGCTCAAGACACCTGGGAAAAGGTTTTGGATGGAACCCTTTCGGGTTTCTCAATTGGTGGTAAGATGAACAAGTGGGATGATGGCTACGATGAGAAGATGGACTCCAAGGTTAGAATTATTAAAGACTACGACCTTGTTGAGCTTTCTCTTGTAGATACCCCAGCTAACCAATTTGCAAATATTCTTTCTGTTGAAAAAGTTGACGGTGTTGATGTTGTTAAAGGCATGGACACAGTTATCGAAAATGTGTTCTGGGACTCTGAGTCTGGACTAGTTCTGCTTTCTGAAAATGAAACAGAGATTAGCCCAACTTCAGGCGTACCTATGCAAAACATTGGTTTCGTTGAAAAATCAGATAACGAAAAAACAGAAATGCTAAAGTTCTTAGTTGATAGTGCTAAAGGCATTAAAACTTCTAAGATAACAAAGGAGGAAAGTCCTATGACTGACGCAACAAATGAAGTGGTTGAAGAAACCACAGTTGAGACAGTAGAGGTTGCTCCAGAGGCAGATGCCGTAGTTGAAGAGGCAGTATCAGAAGAAGTTACAGAAGAGGCTCCAGTAGTCGAAGAAGTAACAGAAGAAGCTCCTGCAGAAGAAGCTGAAGAGGTATCTCCAGCAGACGACGAAACTGAAAAGACACTAGTTGTTAACGCAGTTTCAGAAATCAAGGATACTCTAACATCAGCCTTTAGCGACCTTACATCAATCGTGAAGAGCCTACAGGCTCAGGTTGATGAACTCAACAAATCAATTGATTCCGTAAAAACTGAGGTAAAGGAATCAAAGGATGTATTTAACGAATTTGGAAAGAGAGTTGACGCTGTTGAAGCTGACACCGCTTTCCGCAAGTCTGGCGACATCGGTGATGTCGTACAGTTTGAACCAGAACAGGTTCAGAAATCCCTATGGGACGGTCGTTTCCTCAAAACAACCGATTTATTCAAATAAAAATCACTAGGAGGTGACAATTATGTCGGAAGAAATTATTAAAAACTATCCAGGAGCTGGTGCCAATGAGACAAACTCAGAAGGTGCATTTGCTTCAGGTGGCATTGGTGGCGTTACTAACCCAGGAGCTTCAACTCTCGGAAACGTCCCAACTGCTGAATTTGGTGTACTAACTGGTCCTAACGCTGTAACCCCTAGTGGTTCTGCTGCAAGCGGTATCCTACGTCCTGAACAGGCACGTAGATTTATCGATTATGTCTGGGATGGTACAGTCCTAGCCAAGGACGGTCGCCGTGTAACAATGCGAGCTAATACAATGGAACTTGAAAAAGTTAACGTTGGTGAGCGTGTTATCCGTGCTGCTAACCAGGGTGATGCAACATACACCAACGCTGGTGCTACATTCTCAAAGGTCGAACTTACTACAAAGAAGATTCGTCTTGACTGGGAAGTATCAGCTGAGGCTCTAGAAGACAACGTTGAAGGTGCTGCTCTTGAAGACCACCTAGTCCGTCTAATGACAAACGCATTTGCGAATGACATTGAGGACCTAGCAATCAACGGTACTGGTACAGGGGTGAACAACTTCCTTAACATTATGGAAGGTTTCGTAAGCCGTACCAAGACCGATGG